TTTCCATTACCAAAAATACATCTTGGATCAGAGAATCCAAAAGAGTATCTTTCTCTAGCTTTAAATCTCATGTTACCTGTATCGAAGTCACCTTCCATAGCAGTTTTGATCGGTGATCTAACAAACATTTTAAGTCCATTAGGTATATCAGTTAACAAGAAGTATGAGTCTGTGTCAGTTAAAAAGTTATTAACTCTGTAACCTTCAGGTACCATACCCATGTTATTGATCGCATTAATGTCATTGTCTGCAGTGCCGACTCTCATTGGAGATTTCATGATTCTTTCCGCTGTGAACTGAAGTTCTTTTGGAATAATCATTTTTCTTCCAGAGGCTGCAATTTTTAAGCCTCTTTCATCGACAAATCCAGCAATGTCAATTAATGACTGCTCAAGTGAAGTTTCGTTAAGGTCTGCAGCTACTGTAAGAACATTTGAGAAAGTTCCGCCTGTTGCAAGTGGGTGAGATGCATTAATTAATGATACTCCATCACCACCTGTTACAGTTGTAACTTGCGCATTGTTCAATACGTTTGCAGCCTTAGTTTGCTTCGTATTTGCCATAGATCTAGCAAGAGCTCTTGTATATCTACCTGCTAATCTATCATATAGGTTATCTTCGATTGCTTCCTCAGTGATAGAGAATGCTAATGCGATTGTTTCGTGGTTGTATCTAGCTGTGAAAGTTTCACCTGCTTGATCAAACACTACTCCAGCACCTTCTTGTTTAACTGGTGCAGAAGCAAAACCGCTTAACATTACTTCTTCTTCAAAAGCTCTGTCAGATGTTTCAGTCGCAAAAATTTCAGCATGCTGATTTTCATAACGACTATATTCCAGGCCAAATAAAGCATTCAAACCTGGCTCTAGTTCTTTGACTAGCTGTGATCTTGATATTGCCATAAGTTATTCTCCTTTATTATGCTATACCTGTACCACTTCTGTAGAAGTGATTGTTGATTCTAACAAGAACATTAGCATTAGCTGATCCAGTGTCAGAGTTATCAGGGTCTTGCGAAATATCGATCGCTTGAATAGCGAAAGTAGTTGCAGTACCTGATACTGATACATCAAGCTGTGCTTTTGAGATTCCTGTTGTTGTTACACCAGTAGTGTCTGTAACAGAATAGTTCTTGTACAAATCCGCTCTAGTGAAAGCTGCGTCTGCATCAATTAAGAATACAGCATCAGGGTCATCGATGATGAATGCAGTAATGTCACTCGCAGCGATTGAACCTGGATAGTAATTACTATACGTAGGCTTTTGAGTTGTTGGATCTGTATAGAAACATCCGTTAAAAACACCCACAACAGCGTCTGACGTGTTAGCACCATGCTTCTGAATGTTACCAGTACCTAGTGGTTCCACTAAGTCACCTTGGTAAATTGCAGTAGCATAACCGCTAGCAATCGTATATCTGTTTTGAGCTCCTACTAATGGTGTACCGTCTAGTTTTCTGTAAGGTCTTAGACCAAACTTTTCACTTACGTTAGCCATATGTTTTTTCTCCTTTTAACGTTTTGTTTTAAGACCCGGTAGATATTGCAAAATTATTTTTTGCGACTACCACCAAAGGTCACTCTCGACTGCCTATCAATATTGAAAGGCATGTCTGGGTGCTGTTCCTTCATAAGATCATTATCCACCGCGTTCATTCTGTCTTGTGTGAGTCTTTTAAAATACTCAGCACGGCTTTCTAAAATCTCGTTCGGTATCCTTGCCAGCACAAGGCCCCCAATTCCAATACACCCCTCGTATTTACCTTCGGTATAGTAAGGATACTTGTTAGTGCCGATCTCGTTTTGAACTTGTTCGACTTTTACAAATTCCCAACCTTCCCTCATTTTTTTAGATACATTAGCTGTATCTTCAAAACCTTGAACGGTAGTACGTATCCATCTATGGCTGTACCCGTTCGGTGCAGGTGGCGCATCCAAACTGGATGGTGGAGCCCAAGTTTTTTTAGCTTCTTTCGTTGCTTTAGTCTCAGACTCTCGTGAAGTTCTCTTAATTGTACTCATACTATTTATCCTCCTTCACGTATCTAGCGTATTCCTCTAGTGGCACCCCTAATCGTTTAGCAATAGCTACTTGTGACTTGGTGAGTTTCAC